AAATCTAATGTAAAGATCTGATAATCCAATTACATCATTAGATTCTGGAATTGCTTCAATTTCAATAATGTTATTAGGTCTCACTGTTGATGAGATGACTATATTTCCAATCAATATCTCTCCAGTCTCATAATCAATTGTTCCGATGTTTGTTCTCAATACTTTAGCTTGAGTATCCGAAATTAATTTAAACAAGAAAATACTACCAGTTGTAGACTTGTTGGAATCTGGTAAATCTGAAATATAAACGGTATCGGCAAAATCGTCAATTTTAAATCCAGAAGATTGTATATTGTAACCATCACAATCTTTTATGAAGAATGGATTACCAAAGCATATTTCATATGTTGCAGGTTGATTTAGAGACACATATAGATCTCTTCTCATTCTTACTCTAGTGATGTTTGAAGTTATGGCATCATCACTATCGTCAATTAACTTTTGATACTTACTATACCTAAATCTAGATCCGTATTGATTCAGGTCTTTAGATTTTGAATATTCAGATATATTTTGTCTAACTATAGTCGCAATATCATTTACATTTGAAGTTAAATTTCTATTATAATAGATGTCAGAATCAGTTTCTATGAATAGATATTTTAGATCTATGATCTGTGGTAGGATTCCGGCAACACTGTACTTTCTCAGATCTTTTATAATATTATTCTTTACTGTGTTTGAAATAAAAGTTGCCCCATATTTCGGCTTGATTGCAATAAAAACTTTTCCATACTGTGGGGGATCCAGTTCTTCTCCCCCATATACAGATACAGATTCAGCTTCTGGATATATTTTCGATACAATAGACTCATAATCTGATGGAGTCACAGCTCTGTTTTGAGAAGAATAAACTCTTGGAGCATATTTTTTAATTGAAGATATTGATTCTTTCTCTTGTCCGTTATCAGATATAGAATTAGTTGTAACTAAAGAAACATCACCAGAAACTACTGAGCCATTGTCATCTAGTATTCTACCAATAAAGGTAAAAGAATCTATCCTATTTGCAGCAGAACCACTTGAAATTAAATATGATACTTCTATTAAATTTCCAGGATCTAATTTTTTTCCAAATAATCCATCACCAAACAAGATTTCATAGCGTTCATCTTCAATTTCTTGTAGAAAATAAACTCTTGATGTTGGTTTTAGATCAATGATTGAATCAGAAAAAGTAAATGGTCTTTTTGTGGTACTCTGGGCAGTATCTTTGACATCTACTTTTACTGTAGATATGTCAACATTGGCATTGTCTATAATATATTTTTTATTTGGATCTAAAGGATTTGCCAAGAAATTAGTGACCATGAAGGTTCCTTCTATGATCTCTATGTTCTCAAAGAATGCAATCCCATCAATTACTGGAGAAGTGATATCATCTAAGATTGAAAAAGTATAATTTTCTTGTGTGGAACTTGCAAATGCTGATCCACATACTAGTCCTTTCTTTAGAGTAAGGTATGTAGATGCTCGTGCACCTTCATTTAGCTCAACAAAGAAGCTAACGGTTGCTCGGGCAGAGGTTCTAGATTTTGGTAAATATCCAATGTTCTTTGCCAAAGAAACCACATTCTCTCTAAGAGTTGCGGAATCGATGAAAACCTCATTACTTACCATGTTTGCATTATATGATGCAATGTAAGTATTATATGCCAATGCATCGACAATAACAGAAAGATTAGATCCTTCGAAATCATAATCTGTAAAATTAGAATTCGAACGAATGTAATCTTTAATTGATGTTTTAATTTGATCGAAATCTAAATTAGTAAAGTTTACTAGTGTCATTTATCTTGTTGGCAATAGTGCAAATGATAATTGTTGAGGAAGAACATCAATTCCCACAATATCATATGTAATTTTTACATTGAATTCATTCTCATCATAATTTGGAGTTACATTAACTGATCTAAGTCTTACTCTAGGCTCATAATTATTGATCGTCGTCGTAATTTCATCTTTAATTGTTACCGCAGTCAATTCATCCATATTATCAAAAAGAAGATTATTAACATTTGATCCAAGGTTTGAATCAAAAAATCTTTCTCCTTTTATGGTTGAAACTAAATTTCGAACTGAACGAGCAATTGCAGTTTCATTTTTAATGGCAATCAAGTCATAGGTGAGTGGATTCACCTGAAATGTCATACTAATATCCTTAAAACCTTTACTTACTCGTTCTAGTGGCATCTCATTGGATGATTCTTTTCCTATTTATTGGTCTTCCACTCGGCTAAAGGGACTGGTTCTGTACCATATTCCCAATCATCATAGTCATCTTCGTTTCTTATCTTCTCATGTAACTCATTTTGTATATCAAAATTGTGCTTTTTGGGCTTATAATCATCTGTTATGATTTCACGGATTAAATTTTTATTTTCTGACATAAAAATTTGTAATATTTCACTTATTATCTATAAGATCAATATCGTCTTTTAAAATTTCTTTCAAATATTCTTTGCTCCAATGGTCATAATAACCGGTTTTACTCAATTTTTCTCTAATTTTCCTTAATTTTTCCTTTTCTTGGGCTAAAATAAGGTTATACTTACCATTATTTGTCTGAATTTCGCCTATAAAAGTGGAATATGCGGCACAATCCTTGAAAAATGTCCAATTTTCGTACTTTTTGTCATAATATTCGACCCATGTGTCCAATTCAGAAGGACTCAGATCGTCTTCTACAACATAAATGATCACATCATACCCTGTGACGGGTTCAATTTTTCCTATATTCACCTCAACCACATCATAAAGGGCCAATCTAGCATAAGGACACACAGAAAACCCAGATAATTCAGGTCTTAATTCAGATATTCTCTCTATCCACTGTAAAATATAATCTTTCTTAAACATAAAAAAAGAGCCATAAGGCTCTTATGTGTATATTTTATTTAATTACCTTGACCTCGGTATGGTTTCCTTGCCTTATTCCTGCTGGTTGCAGAATATTTTGTATGTTTCCCATCACCCTGGCGGGTAGACTTGGGTTTGGATTCAATTTTATCTGATCCATTCAGACTTTTGATTTTAGCCATTAGATTTCCTCCAATTCAATTTCATTTGCATCAATTTCGCCATTGTAAGACTTTTCTGCTAACTCAAGAAGAATCTCTGTAGACTCTTCCTCAGTTAAGTTTGTATAAATTCTTCTTCCTTTATACAAAATGTTAAGCATAAATCATCAGATCACACGAGTCTTTTCGTGACCAACGCGAACGCGAGGATCACACCAAATCTCAAATCCTGCTTCTTTTGCATCGAGACAGAATGAGACATCTTCTCCACACATATCCTGAACTGCACCAGATTCAAAGACTTGCATCTTAGGTGCAAACCAAGGATACTCTAGATTTTCAAATACACCATTCTTAATGAGAACCCAACCGAAACCAGTATAGTCTACTGTAAATGGCTTACGACGCTTGCTAATGCTCTCTACTGTCTCATGATTCATGACTCCACCATTCTGACGGAATTCTTCTTCTTCGAGCCAGTGGGCAACTGATGTAGTACGACCATCTTCGGTTGCATACCAACCAGCAACGATTTCTTTATCTTCTCCTTCTTCTGAAAGAGCAAGATCACAAAGTTGCCAGAACTTCTCACTATTGAAAACAATATCACTATCAATCCATAATTGATAATCATATTCTAGCTTTCCATCCCATGGTACCTGTTTCGGCCCACGAAGCACATTTGCCCCAAGACACTTACAACGAGCAAAGTTTACCATACTCGAATAGTCTTGTGAGATTTGAATGCTCATACCATTTTGTACGAGGTCAAAACATAATTGTACAAATGCTTTTAGAAATACAAATGAACATCCTCTACCTGGTAGACAAAAGACAATGCTCTTGCCCCTCATTCTTTCTTTAATTTTTTCATAATCCCATTCCTGTTCTTCATTACGAATGGGCGCTTTTGCCTTTACTGTAAAACCTTTTGCCATGGATTAAAATACACTCCAATTCAATTTTAGCGTTCTATTTAGGATTTGTCAATGCGATGAATTTAATACTAATTCTTTGTTGTATGTCACTTCCTCATACTGTATATCATTCTCATCAATGTCAGTAAGCCAGGTCAGCTTCTGCACGAAGTCCCATAATTTATCAAAATCTTCTTTTGATAATGAATGATAAACACATTCATTTTTCACATATATGTGATATAGTTTATTCATCCTTTTTTTTTATCTGGACGCATTATATATCATCACTAAAATAAACCCAATCGGTAATCCAATCAATTTCATAAAAGTTTTCGGATACCTAATTAACCATCCAGCAAACACAACCTTCCAGAAATTCCAATATGGCGTGGGGGGTTTTGGGGAATTTTTTCTGGCGGCGATTTTTTGGGGTCTGATGGTTTTTAGATTCAATTTTAGATTCGAACTATTCATAAGATTCTTATGGGCGGCGGATTTTTTTGGAATGGGGGTTTTTCGATTTTCTTATGTATTTGATACTTATGAGGCGAGTGGATAGCTTTATAGCTTATGGGGTCCCATTGTTTTTTACCCGCATGGCCCAACCCTACCACGGCATGGGCGATCCGTCAACTGTCCCTGTGACACTTTTTCGACTGTCTTTTATACCTACTATACGCTACAGTTAGGTATACTTAGTGGGGTAACAGTTAGCTACACTGTCACCCCATGAGATCCTAGTGCCAGCTTACCTTCTGCCAGCCATTCTGACGGCAGTAGTAGATACTGAAGCCGACCTCTTTATGATCCCAGGTAAACCAAACTGCCTCTAGATCATCCCACTGTTGTTGTAGATCAAACCCCACTTCTACAGGTCCAATGCGATAAAAACCACGCCATTCTTGCCACTTCTCACAGAATCTAACTGCGCGAACAGTTAGAGTAAAGAATTCTTTCACGATTGCGACTGCAAAGCATACGATAATCTCACAGATCTCCAGATAGATTTTAAACAGATCTTGTGCGTTCGGAGTGTAGTTAACGGTGCCGCGAATTGCGAGATTCATGAGAATCTAAAGCGATGGGATTGTGGGGGTAGTTTTATGTCGTACCCCAGGACAGTTAACTATACTCAGAGGCCGAACTTTTCACGGCAGATAGGACCGATTCCTAGCTCAATTGACTGGGGATTGGTTAGATCACGACCGCAGCAGCTGCAGCTTCCGGTCTCTTTACCGTAGCGGATTGCAGCGGTGAGGGGATCTGCCGCAGCCTCCAAAAGCACCGCTTTAACCTCATCGGCCAGGCGAGAATCCAGGCGATTAGGTGTAATCTTACCAAGATACTTTGGCTGGAGGCCATAATCACCCTCCACCTTTTCAGTCTGGGAAGTGACCCACAGGGTCGTAAGATCACGGTTTGGCTTAACATTAACACCGCTTAAACGCAGTGTGAGGCGCTTTAATCCGCGAGACTTTGCGGATTGAAAGACACTGAAGAGCCTCTCAAACTGCGGCTCGCTATTATCATCTCCCGCGCATTCTGCCTGCAATAGATCAGTGGAGAGCTTGTGAGCCCAGGCTAATTGAGCCGGTGAAAGTTCGCGCTCGTAGGATTGTTGCGAGAGGGACTGCGCGAATCGGCCAGGGCACCACTGCAGCAGTTGCATTGCAGCATCATCGCTCAGGCGGCTTTCAAAGGTCACAGCCTCCCCACGCGCGGTGACGGTGAGCGTCTGGGGATCGCGCAATGCGGCGTGACGAGCGGCGCGAGCGATGTCATCGGCGCGGCTGACGCTGCCGAGGTTGGTTGCGGTGACGGTGAGGGTTTGCATGGCTCGATTGCATTGGCTCCACCAATGTAGGACCTAGGAAGGCGGCACCGTGGCTCAGATCGCCAAACCGTAACAATCCGTCACACTATTATTTTATGGCAGGGTGACTGTGGCTTACAGTTCGTCAACAGCCTTAGGAGCCTCTGCCGGTTTCACCTATCCTACCACGCCAAGGGCGGCATCGGTGGCCGCCCTGACACAAAACTTTAACTATACTTTGTCG